TTATCAAACATACGAAGCAATTCTATATACCTATCTTCTAACTCAGTTTTTAAATTTAATAACTGTTTGTAAAACGCAGTAGAACTTTTTGTATAAGATAATCTAAAACCGTACTTAACAAGGCGACCAATTTCAATACCACAACTAAACCGGCTCACAATGACATTTTCTAACTCTGAAGCCTCATCGCAAACTATTAATTGTCTATTCTTTAAATGATTTGGTTTATGGAAAAAACTAGAATAATTTTCTACACTTATTTTAGATGCAATAGATTCATTTCTCGCTTCATAATAATCACAGCGATTACAATCCCAACATTCCTTTTTTAACTTACTACTAACAATACATGGTGCTTGATCTGCTGCGCTTCTATCATCAAGATTGCAAACATATGTACTTTTACCTTTAAGGGTTTTTATATCTTCAAAATCTCTAGTGTATTGATCTTGAAGTGCTTTAGTAGTTGTTAATATAGAAGTACCATATCTCTTACTCGAAAAGTCATCTGCATACTCGTAAGTTAACTTACCATTATCCCAGTTAGTTTCGAATGCGGTATAATTTTTTACTAATTTAGTTAACCTCGCAGGTGGTGTAGTCAAACCATTTGCAATAGTCTTAGCTATAAAACTCTTACCACAACCTGTAGGTCCTTGAACAACTATAAATTTATAGTCCTTAAGACTATTTTCAATATTAGGTATAGCATATCGTTGACTAGAAGAAGGACGGTAACCTTTCGGAAAGTTTTTTATACCCATACAACTATTATAGTTGTTCTATAGAGAGAAGCAAGTCGCAATATTTGTTGCGATGATTTGTTATCATCCGATTAACTCTGGGCTTGAGCAAAATATCATCCCTATGAATATTTTGCAAGGTATAGTCGAAATAAATTATATTTTTTTCTTTCAATACATTAAACGGATATAATATTTCTATTTTCTTACCTGTAGTAAACAACAACTTTATATTGAAATCTTTAATATCAAATAATTGAATTTGTCCAGCACCTAATGTTCTTTTTTTAGATGTTATCTTTACTGTGCTAAGTAACAAACTTTTTAATGTTGTTTCTACGAGTTCAAATGTCATGTATTCATAAATGCCATTTTTTCTTGTGCCGACATAGGGGCAATTTTCTCATTTAAATAAGTCCAAAATGTTTGATCAGCTTCAAGAGTAGTTATAAGATCAACTGTATCACAATTAATAGTGCGAAAACCTTGCATTAATATATCCCAAACAATAATTAAATTTTCTTGATTAGGATTATAAGCAGGAGCTTGTCTTGGTGGGCTATAATTTAAAACTGTGCGACCTTCAACTGAATTTAATAATTGAACGTTGTTAGTACATAACATTCTTCGAGATGCTGGACGACCTGGTTTAGGATTACGCCGGGCAAATTTTACTTCACAAACCTTGCTCAAGAGCATGGTTTTTAAATTACTCAGACCCACTATCATCTTGATCTAACTCTTCACATATTCCAAAAAATCTATCTTCGTTTAAAAATAAACAATTCCTGAGAGAAGAATCAAAGCCAGTGACTGCTAAATTATCTACTTTAATCCCTTTATCATCTGGGAAGCAAACAATGTCACCAGGTTTTGTAAATTCGCATCTAGGTCCTGCTAATACCACTCGAGCCATTCGCCATGTACGCTTTACGTGAGCGAGTGGTATATATACACTACCACGTTTTACAGAGGTGCCGGATTCATCCAAATCAACATACTGAGCTAAAACAATGTCATCCATAACTTTACTTAGCTTAAAGCCATGTAAACTAAAACAATCTGTATTTTGATATGTGTCAAGATCAATGAGACCTTTTTTGACTGAGTGATCAAACGCGTCTCGTTGACTTTCTGTCAGATCCATTTTATCTAAAGCCGCGTTGTATTGCTTCTCTTGCTTACCTTCAAAGTCACTGTTCATACTTACTAATATTTACACCAAAGTTTTCCGAATACAATTGTATTTCTCTCTGAGAAAGCTCGTACAACTCTGCAGAGCGTTCGAAACTCTTTTTATCTTTCTTTTTCTTTTTTACATACCGAATAAACTTACGTTTAGTTTTAGGTATCAAGTTAAATAAAAAATTATAATGAAGTTCGTTAGTAAAAACTGACCCATATTTGTTAACTGTATTGTTAACTAAAAAGGTACACTCCTTATTAATGAAAGTAATATACCGGTTAGTAATATACGAAGAATATAATTGCGAATCGGTAATATTGATATCTATTTGAGTTCTTGCAAACGCAATATTGTTTACAAAATCAAAAAAACTATTTACTGGTTTTGACATATTTTTTTCCAACGTAAGTGAGCGTCTTTAATAATTTTCTTAGTCGTACTCTTTCCTATCCACCCGTTTACTTCTACCTCTTTGTTTTCTAGGTCTTTATAATGAGTAAAAAAGTTTAGGGTTTTACTTACCCAATGTGGCTCAAGATCTTTTAAAGATCTATATTGTTTAATATGACTTGTCGGTACACAAACAATTTTGTAATCTTTATCTCCGTTATCTGTCATATCTAACGTTGCTATTGGCTCTACTTGAACTAAAACTCCAGTAGCTATAGGGGTGTTATTATAAACTATAACGTCTAACGGGTCATTATCAAGCGCAAACGTTTGAGGTATAAAGCCATACGAGGCAGTATAGTTCATAGAACTATACAAGCATCGATTAAGTTTGAATATATCTAATTCTTCATCATATTCATATTTTGTGCTAGTGCCTTTAGGTATCTCAATAATACAATTAATTGTACACGGATATTCTTCACCAATCGGTATTCGTTCTACTAAACTCATGCTATCTAGAGAGCCTTATAGTCATTTTGACAAGGTTTTGCGAAAAAAAATTGGACCATGATCTTGACCTCTTTCAAAAAAATTCCTTAAAGGAAAATTACCCCAGTTTTGCGAAAAAAATTTGATTATAGAACTGAGTCTCATAGGGTTAGTTTTGTAGTTGCGATAAATGCATCATCCACCATGGAATAGTATGTATCTACCACTAATTTCATGAACTCTTCCGCTTGATTATCAGTTAAATTCGTAGAATATGCAAAAACAGGCGCGTTTCTACCAGCAGTAATGTTAATTGCAGTATGTCCAATAGCAACATTGTCTTTTGAATACGTAATACTTACACTACATTTACCTTTCGGTTGAATAACTCCGTTCTGCTCGAACTCTTTATGTACAATTAAGTCATCTCCATCTACTTCGATTGGAGCTTGTAAGTATTTCGTTGACAACAAGTTAGCAATTTGTGTGTTAAGTAGTCTTTGAAAGAATACAGCACCGAGTGGACATAAATTAGGCAACTCCCAGCAAAAATTAATAGCGTCATCAGAGTAAATAAAATCATTATTAAGAAGGTCTTCATTATCAATCATTCCCTCAGTTTCAACTTTCATCGGCGCACGAAACGCAACAATATTTCCAATCGGGAGGGTTTTTTTCCGAAAGTATTTATAAGCAAACCTACCGTGAATTAAATTACCATCATACAGTTCGATGTCTCGTAAGATCATACAAATATAATAACATATCTACAAAATTAATCAACTCCCTTTACCGTTGCGTTGGTTTCTAGTTTTATATTTTTTAATTACGGGTTGTTCCTCGTCAATTTGACTATCAAATATAGTTTTTTTTGCTAAAAATGGATATAATACATATGAATTGTAATATCGTCTGGAAAATAATGAAGAACTAAAATGAGAAATAGCTCCATCAGCAGCTATTTCAATAGGTAACGATCTAGCAAGAAGATGTTTAGCTGAGTGTGCGGTAAGAGCATAACACACCGCACCACCACACTCATTATAACCGGTAAAAAAATATTTGTTTACTGGTTTACGATAATTCGATAATGGGTGCTCAAGATTATGCCAAGAATGATAATGAATTATATCCCAATCCTTAGGTATATAATTTTTCCAATTTAATACATTATAAAATACATCTTTATCAAAAACAATATCGTCTTCTACAACTAAAAATTTTTCACATCCATCTTGAAGAGCAGCTTTGTAAGCTTTTAAATGACCATACGAGCATGAAATTTCTCCTAATGAAATAGGTAAATAACTTTGTCTCAGAGTTGTACATTTTTTACATTTTTGTAAAGCCCACTCTGACCTCAAAAATTTAAACCGAGGGGTCTTATTATGATAAAAATTTTGAGGTGAAATACTTCTTACAAACTTATAATTTTGTATACCTAATCTAGCAAACGATTTTTCAATATACTCTCGACGTAGCGGATCTCTACCCCATACAACATAAATTTTATCAAACAAAAAATCTATACCAATGTCGTCAATACTATCAAAATTAGTTATAGATACAGCTGCAGGTTTTAAGAACATAATTTTATTGTTTTATATATTTTTTCAGTATCTATACAGGGAGGTAAACAATCGTGTTCAAGATGAGAAGTTAGAGAAGGTATAGGAGAATAACACTTATTAGATATATACATTAAATTAATAATGTGGTCATAAAAAGTAGTCTTATTTATATTAGTAAATATACTATAATTTTTATCAACATTTTTTTAATATAATGGTAGAAATCATCAAATCAATAAGTTGGAATAAAGATCATATAAAATCTAAAGTCACAATTAAAAATATGGCGAAGATTAAATCTTGCATAAATAAAAAA